TTTTCACATTCTGGGCATTTTGAAGCACTACTCTTTATATATCCATGATCAAACTTAGCCATCTCTTCTCTCAAAGCTAAAATATCAATTGCTGGAAGTTTTGGCCATATTAAATTAAGCATAGTACTAAAATCTTCTTCTTGTGTCAATATTGTCTTTTCTTCATTTGGTAATACCATTTCTAATACACATTTGGCTAATTTATAAATGTCAGGACTTATAGCAGATCCATACTTTAATGTTTCAGAATGAGATTTCTCAGTTGCTTCGATTAAATCTTTTAATCTTACTAATCTAAACTTAAGTTCAATTTGACTTTTTGGTAGTACAATTGACATTGGTTCAACACAATCCGGTAAATAAGTAACTTCAAAATTAGCAAGATCAATAGTTGGTTTTATTCTGGCTCCACAATTAGGGCATTCTGTTTCTGTTTTATATTTAGTACCATAACTTAATCCACGTATCCAATATAACAAATAGAAGAAATCTCCAATTGTCATTTCTTCAACTGGAAACTTTTCTTCTAAAACATTTTGTACTAATCGTTTTAGTATATTATAAAAATTGCCTCTACTAAATTTATCTATTAACTTTTCCTCAGCAGTTAACCATGGTCTTACATGCACTTTACCATTTTTGATCTCTTTGCTCTTATATAATATACCTCTAGATGGTAATTCAATTTCTTCAGAACCTTGATTCAAAAAACTTAAATCCAATTCTTTTTTAGGCAACTATATCATCTCCTTTAATCAAATACAAATCAACATTATTATATGACATTAATATTAAACCATCTTTATCCAAATCATATAATTCACTAAATATTACAGTTTTAATTCCAGCAGCTATAAGTGCTTTTGCACAATTTATACATGGTGATATAGTAGTATATACAATACTATCTTTTGTTGAAATTCCTTCTTTAGCAGCTATAGCTAACATATTTATTTCAGCGTGAAGTTCATTTAAATTAGACCAAGTATGATGCTTTTCTCTATTTAAATTATCAGGAGTAAAAATATCATCACAGTTTACATAGCCAATTGGAGTACCATTTATACCAGTGGATATAATTCTATTATTCTTTACTAAAATAGCTCCAACTTTATGAGAAACACAATGACTATTATCTCCCATAATTTCAGCCACTTTTAAAAAAGTAATATGCCATTTTAAATCTTTTTCTGAAAAAACATATTCATTTAATTTAATATCTCTTATAATTTTATCATTAACATTTGCTATAAATGGTTCAATCTTATATACTTTATACATTTTTTCCTAAAATTCCTTTCGTAGTATTAATGTCAGGCACTATAATATTATTTTCTTGCTCTTTAATGGCATTTATAATATCTTCATTTATAACATGACCAATAACATCAAAATTATTCAAATTAATCCAATATTCATTAACTAAATTACGATTTAAAATTAAATTTTTCTCTTTTTCTTTATTAGATATTATAAAAAAACCCGGTGCCAAACCATAACCCATTGATCCACCTTGTTGCATTACTTTATAAATAGTATATACTTTATTTGATTTTATAATATTATTCTTAGAATCATATTCCCTAACCTCTACTATATGCTCATTTTGCATTGATGTTTCATCCTTAACTAAAAATATCAAATCACCAGGTTTGATATTCAATAATATCAGACACTCCTTCCTGTTGTTCTGTAATAGGTTCTAAAACAAAGACTAAATCCTTCTCATCAGTAATTACATCGACTATCTTACACCAATCGCCTGTCGCTACTTTAGTTTTATAACCAATCTTAGGACGCTTATTAAATTGTATAGGCATCGGATAGACTTTCTTTATATTTTTAAATTTATCACCATCTTTTATTCTGAAAATAACTTTTTGAGCTTCATATGTAGTTGAGTCTTCTGTAAAATTTTGTTTAATTTTTTTCTTTTTTATACGCTTTTCTTTTACTTCAGTTTTTGTTTTTTTGGATTCATTAATCTTCTTTTTAACATTGCTCTTCTTAATAATTTCTTGTATATTTGATTTTTTTGCCACTCATATAACCTCCTTTAACCTATTAATCAGACAGAACTTTTTGTATATGATAATTATACAACATTCTGATGGTATTGTACACTAATTTATATGATTATTTTTTAACAATCTTTATTTTTTAATAGGTGACAATATAAATTGATCTTTGATACAAAAGACTTACCACAAAAATCACAACGATATAATTCTTTACTCTTCATGGTCAACACCATAATAATATTTTTTGAATTTATCAATTTGTTCTTTTGTATAATATCTTCTGTTATTAACCGTACGAAAAGCTTTTAACTTACCAATCCTGTCCCAATACTGTAAAGTACTTACGGCTACATTTAACATAACTGAAACTTCTTTTGGTTTTAATATTTCCATTATAATCATTCTCCTTAATTATATATAGTATTATATAGTATATATATAATTAAGTTATATTTTTTAACGACTTTTTTGTTTTCCTTTCTTCATTTGATTTGTGATATCAGGAGACGGTCCCCATTCACGTATAAGAGCTCTGCTAAAATCAACGTACATACGAAAAGTTTCGCCACTCTCACCGTCACGATTTTTAAACACATAAATAGTAGAAGTGTGATGGAGACTGCTATCAACTTGGGTGGAATTTATTGTCACTCCACAATCTATTATCCGAGAAATCCCGTATGATTCGGCGATATTAGCCTCGGTCAATATTTTTCCTGCTTCTAATCTTTCTAAAGAGTCACGGTTTAACTGAGTTGCTGTGACTATGGGTACTTTAAACTCAATACCTAGATTTCTAACTTGATTATAAATGGCGTCTAACTCAAAACGTCTATCGTTATAATGATGTGTAGAACGCATAATATCAGCATAATCAATTATAATAATATCAGGAACAAAATCCTTAACCATTTCAAGTCTTTTTATAAATGTTGCGATGTCATTGGCGGTAACTGTATCTGATGGATAACGTTTAATTATTAATCTACCTATATGATTACTTAAAACTTCTTTAAGCCTTTCAATGGCTATTTTAGAATTTAGTTCGTCTTTAGTTAACCCTAATAACCTCATATCATAACGCTGTGCAGTAATTTCTTGAGACATCTCTAATGTAATATGTAATACGTTCTTCTTTTGCAATAAAACATTAGCACCTACATTTACCAAGTACATCGATTTTCCACTGTGTGCTGGTCCAGTAAAAGTAAAGACTTCACCAATACCAAATCCACCAAATACTTGATCAAATTTTGTCCATCCAGTAGATATCCTAGGAATTTCTTGCTTGTCTTTTCTACGCTGCCATCTATTTAATATCTCTTCATCGTTGTATGCATCTATTCCAAAGTCATCTAATGAAGCACCTATTGTCAAAGCTTTTTCTATTCTTTCTTTGACATTTGGATGTTTTTTTGGATCACCCAAATCATCGATCGACTCATATATAGCTCTTTTTAAAGCTTGACAACTAATAAAATTTCTTATGTTATCTTCAATATATTCTATAGTTGAAGTAGATATTCTTTTATGATTATATATTTCTTCTAGTGTCTCGTTAAGTGTCTCAGAATGATATCGAGTAGACAGTAAGTCACTTAGCGCTTCTTTTGTAGGCATGCCACGATATTCTTCGTAAAAGTCTTGGATTCCTTTAAATATTTCGGCATATTCTGCAATATCAAAACTACGGTAATCAGTTAGTATACCCAATCTTTCAAAAATCTTTGGTTCTTGAATCATAGCTGCTATGATTTGTTTTTGAAATTCTGGAGAAAATGAAAAAGTGTCTGGGTTCCAACCACTTATGTTAGCCATAGCACCACCTTTTTCTACTTAAACATACTAGTTAATCTTTCAACTGTAATTTCCGACTCGTCTAATTGTTTAATGCATTTAACAAATTCATCTTCGAATTCACCTTTAAATATGTCGACTATATCATGATACGATATATTGGGGTTTAACTTCTTAAGTTTGAATAAACTGTTGACATTAGATTGAAGGGATGGAGTAAGTCTGTAGAAATCATCTGATTTTTTACAGCAGAGGTGTTTATTTAATTCTTCTTGTAATTTTTCTCGTTCTTTATATGTGTAATAGAGTGGAGCTATTTTTAAAGAGAATATGATATTACTTAATGGCATTAATTGATCAGGTTTATTAATACGTAATGCTATGTCTCTCCAATTTCTAAGCATAACATTAAGATAGTCAGATATATCTATATTATTCATTTCTCTTGTGAACTTAAGAATTTGCCGCCATATCGGTTTAGAGTTGATATATTCGTTAATTGAAATATATTTTTTAGGAATTTTAGATATATCAGTTTTAGGCACCGGTATTCTTCCTTTAAAATTTTTAGTATACATATACAACATGTTGTTGTATGTTTCTGCTACTTTATTAATTAAAAATAAGTTTATTTTATCAGTATTTAGTTTATTATTTAATAATACAGCTTTATTCATCATATTCATATCTTTTTATAATTAAATATTTTATAAAATTAGTCAGATCATCGATATTATAATAACGAGCTAAATTGTCCTTTTTTAATTTAGATTTAACTATTCGGCGAATATATCCTATAGCTCGATTAGACCATTGTCCATCATAAATAATATCATTTTCACTTTTATATATATAATTTTCATACTTTTTTTCTGTATACAATATAATATTATTTATGAATTCATATAAATTATTGATCAACACGCTATAAAACATTTCATCAGATATTAGAACTTTGTTGTAATTGAATTCAAACTCCACATATGGTGAAGCTTTAATATCCTCAACTAACTTATTTACCGCACTATCATTGTCAACAAAATAAAAAATAACATCTTTAAGATCATACAAATATTTATGAATTATATTAACAGTATCATCTACTTTAAGTCTAACATTTTTACATTGAGGATATATCCTTAAATTATAGTCTAAATCATATGAATCATCGACATATGTATTAACAGACTTTATTCCAGAAGACATTATAACATTATCATCATCGATATTATCCTCGTTAATACCACTAATAATATCAGTATAACTTTTCTCTTTATCTTTTATTTTTCT